ATCAACAGGGATCTCAATAATACCACCATCGTCGTCAGTAATAACATCAGGGATGTTAACTACAGGTGGTTTAAAGTCTTCAAATACTGTTTCTGGAGAATCACCAACACCATCGTCAAAGTCAGGAATATCAAGATCTTTCCTTGACACAATCAAAACATCTGCAGTAGCTCCTTTACCTGTGATAGCGAAAGTTAATTTTTCTGCTTCTTCTACTACATCATCTTCTGCAATACCAACAGTTACCTGTGCTTTTCCACTATTAATAACAAATGATCCTGTCAAAGATCCTCCAATAATGTCATCTGATGTAATACCTTGACCGAACATATTATAGAACAATATAGTTCCATCTTCTACGTTATTAGTAGTAATTGAGTAGATAATAAACTCATCCTCTGGACAGGTAGCTCTATTAGCTACAACTTCATAAGAAGGTGTAGTATTAGATGGATCATCAGGATTTGGTACACCATCTCCGTCATCATCAGGAGGAGTTACTGGATCCTCAGGAATAATGATGTCAGCGATTGGATTTGATGCTGGTGGATCATATGGATCATATTTTTCTTTAATACTAGATGGTGTAATAGTGCAAGTTGCAATATTAGTTATGAACACTGATTTAATTCCACTAGTATCAACAGGACTATTTTGTTTAATACTTACAGTAAAATCTTCTGTTGATCTATCAGATAATGGGTCACCAAATGTTTGAATTTCAACAGTTTTTGAAGTTTCTTCTGGTTGAAAACCAATAATTTGATTTGTTGGTAGATAATCTTCTTCAGCAGTAGCTGAACCTAGTGAATCTAGAGTTTTAAATGTAACGGAAGAAGCAGATCCTAGATATCCAGAACGAGTGATTGTAAATACCGCAACGTCCCCTCTAGTTACTGTAATATCTTTAATACCATATCTAATTTTCTTCCTTTTTGGAGATGTATCATTAGGACCTTTTGGTGTGTATGGTAGAGGAATACCTCCAGTAAATCCAATAGTAGTAAATTCTAATGGTCTACCAGTATATGCTTCCTCACAAACATACTGTGTGTAATCACCAGGAGTATCACCAAATAAGTTATCAATGCCAGATAAAAGATTATCTAAGAAATCTTTATCATCTTTCTTCTCTTTATCTTTTTTTCCACTAGTACAAACTTTTTTGTACTTATTACATGTTTGATCAGGACCTGTACAAGAAATACCTAAAAGTTTGAGCACATAGTTAATAGCTTGACCAATAATGTTGAGTGGTTCAGCAATAGCACCAAGAATATCTTGTAAAGGTCCTAATACTTTACCAAGAATTTCATTAATCAATTGATTAATCTTGGAGATGATTCCGTTTACAAACTCATCTACATGACAAATAGCAGCACGATATGCTTTGTTGACATAACTCATCAACACATTTGTTAACCATGCCATCAAACGTTCACCTAAGTCTGCCATTTGACAACCTAAGTCTTTTAACGCATTATTGAAGAATTCAGTTACAGGAGTTAGAGCATTACCCTTATCATCTGGTTTCAATAATGCCTTGACTAAATCGTTAACAGCGTCTTGTAATAATTTTCTGATGTAACCTTTAACTCTTGCTAGAAATTCAGTAACAACACGAATAGCTTTGTTGACGTATGATCTAGCTGTAGTAACTGCGCTATTTACTCCACCACTAATTTTATTTACATAAAAATCACCTATGTTACCATCATTGTCTTGTATTTTTTTCAACATATCACCAACAATGGTGTTCATTTGTGTTTTTAAATCTTGGTTTTTACATTTTTCAGCAACACTTTGACACCACTCTTCTCTCTTCAATCTTTCTTTTAATGCTGGTGGTACAGGAATATCTTCTTTTGTTTCACCATCTTCGTTTTCTACTTCTCTTCCTGTCGGTAGACCTGAACCTGTTTTAGCACCATCCGTAGCTTCACTAGAAGTTTCAGTATCTCCTTCATTTTCAATCTCTTCTACCCCATCTTTAGATGCATCTACTGCATGATCAGCATTAGCTCCAGTAATAAACGCTTTTCTATCAGGTCCTGGCGTATTAACAATCCTCGTAGCTGAGGGTGTTTGACCAATAGAACCTATAATGATAGGTTTTTGTTTATCTGCATCTACATAAAATCCAGTTACCCAACAACCTTCAATTAACTGACAACCTGAACCAGCAATGTTGCCTGGCATAAAAGGTGAAGTGACTGGCATCATCACGGTTGCCCATGGCAAAGCAGCAGTAGGAAGAATCTTCTTGTCGCCAGGATGATTCCCTACTATTCTTACTTTGTAACGATATCCACCTTTATTGTTTTTATCGTCATCTACAGTGCCTTCTACTTGTCCAATCCACCAAGCGAAACCATCGTTTCCGATTTCATGTACTGGAACTAACCGTGATATTGATTCATCCATATTCAATCATCATATACTAGACATTCGGGTTCAGACGGATTTTGATCACAATAAAGTTCAAGATATGTAGGATCATGATGATCTCCAGCTGCGATATCTTTTTTATTGTGTTCCGCATACTCTTCTAAGTCATGCAGTTCACTCTCAATGTGACGACGCATTTGTGGATTTGTATTTGGATTGTCTAAGATTTCTTTATCCTTTTGGATATGCTTTTCGATGCTTTCCATAAGTAGGTAATTCTCCTATTATTATTTATTTGTTATGTTTGGACACTTTATCCTTTTGTCCATAAGAATCTCTCATCAAGCGCAATGTTGAAAAAAACGTGCCATTTGCTCCAGTCAGAGGATCAAAGGCATGTGTTACTTCTTGAATCAAGTATTGTCCACTACTTTCCAAGTCGTAAGGTTCATCCTTTCCTTGTTCAGTCGGTAGCTTACTGACTAGTCTAACACTAATTTTATCTCCTGCACAAATTTCAGCATTTCCTGGTATTACGATACTTAATTTTTGATTTGAAAGCAATTTATACCTTGCTATAGACTGTGCCATGTAATATTTTTGCCAATCAGCAAATTTAGTTGGTTTTTTTGATTTATCCTTTGGTTCTGGAGAAGCAGGTTCTATCTCATTAGACCAAGATTCATGATCTAAGTATATTGACATACTTCTACTAGGATAATCAGATAGTTCTATGTCTTGTACAGGAATTAGTGAAAGGGCATCTTGTCCTCCAAGATGTGCCATGTTATCATAGCTATCTTTAATCTTATAAACAAATTCTTCGTATTGACCAGTAGAATGATTAAAGAATGTTATTACAGAAGAATATTTTCCTGTTCTTAAAGATTCAAGTGTATTAACCTCAGCGTCAAAGACAGATTTTTTAATAGTAAATCTATCATCTGCACCATCTTCAATATTTCCTAGTCTTTCTGTATATTCCTCACCTTTTATTCCACCCCATACTTCCGTTTTTAATCTATCAGATTTTAATGGACTTTTATTGTCAGCACATAATGAATCAACCGCAAAGAAATTATATCCTCTACGTGTTTCCCAGAACATAAATCCACCACTACCTTTAATTTGTTGTTCTGACTTATTACTGTTTGATTGATTACTACTTTCAAACTTAGCTTTGGGAGAAATACTTACAACTGATAATTTTGTAATGAGATCAAATGGTCTTTTATTATTACCAACGAGTTTGTTCTCAAATAAAGAAGGTTCTGAGAAAAATTCTTTTTGACTACCAATGTATTCTGGTTGCTTTATTAATTTTTCAATAATTTGTTCAGGATTTCCGCTCAATACTACGCCAACTTTTTTAATCTCGTTCTGTAATGCTTCTGGAGATATTAAACTAATACTGTAAGTTTGTTTGTTTTGTCGTGCATAACGATTAGAAACTTTCCAAATAACCATATCATATCTAATTGGAACCTCACTTATATTTGTATCCATATCAATAACCACTCTTTCCCCTCCTTTGATTGGAAGAGATCCAATTAAACCAGCACTGTCAACTATAGTAGCTGCAGCTACTACAAATGGACTTAAAATAGATTCAACATATTGAAAATCTGCAACTAATTTTTTAATTTCAAGATCTCTATTAGTTCCGCTTTGAAAAATTCTAAAGCTTTTAAGTCTAAAATCTGATGATTTGGAAAATTTGTTATCCATGTATTATCCTAACCCCATTCTAAGTCCCATAGGAACAAACATTGAACTAGGTCCTAATTGACCAAAGTTAGATGCTAAAGATACATCATCTCCTGTGGAATTATTCCCACCACCACC